AGCAACCCAAGAAGCGGCTGACTTGAGGCGGCAAAATGCCGACCTGATCAAAAGCCTCACGGAGCTAAAAGGTCAACTTGTGGAATCTGGTAAGGATGAAGGAAAACTGGCACAAATTAGGGAAGATTATCCCGATTTAGCCGGCCCTCTTTTAGACGAGCTTAAGAGAACACAGGATGAAGTAGGTAAAGCTAAAGAAGCTATAGCTAACCAAGAACAAGCGAAGACACAAGAGTTAGAGAACCAAGCACATAGTGAGCATTTTGAAAGAATCAGAATGGCTCATCCAGATGTTGATCAATTAATTGATACTTCGGACTGGTTAAATTGGCTTGAGGACTCAGACTCTCAGACGAAAGAGTGGATTCAAACTGGATCGTCTAATGATGTTAATTCTGTTCTTAATAGGTTTAAAGCTGATATGGGCCAACCAATTTCAACGCCGCAAGAGCAGACTTTAGAAAGGGCAAAACAGGTTGCAGAACCTAAGATGCCTAAGGCTCGAAAGTCTAATTTAAAAGGTGATAAGAAATACTGGACTGTCGATGAGATTATGAAGATGCCAAACAAAGTGTTTGAAAAGCATCAGACTGAAATCATGAAGGCAATGGAAAGTGGATCGATTCGCCGCTAATCTCTTGTGAGGTAATAAAATGTCTTTTTCACAATTTAGTACGGGTTCTACATCTGAAGTAAACTTCATCCCAGAGGTGTTTTCCAAACTCCTTCAGGCAAAGTTTTACAAAAAATCAATTTTACCCGCGATTTCAAACACCGATTATGAAGGTGAAATCTCCGGCCAAGGCGACAAGGTTATTATTCGTACAGTTCCGAATGTAACGATTAATGACTATGCTGGCACAATCACTACTCAAGAGCTGACCACAGCTAAAGTAGAGATGTTAATTGACAAAGCTAAGTACTACAGCTTTAAAGTTGACGATGTGTTGGCGGCTCAGGCTGACATCAACATGTTGGACGGCGCATCTACTGATGCATCGGAAGGAATGCGTATTGCTGTAGAAACTGATGTCTTGTCAGCCGCTGTTACAGGCGCTACAAGCATTGGCTCTCAAACGGCTATCACTTCCGCTAACATCCTAGAAAACATCCTACTGATGTCTAAGCAGTTAGATGAGCTGAACATTCCTGAAGAAGGTCGATTTATCGTTCTTTCTCCTGAGTTTATTAGCTTATTGAAGCAGTCTGAGCTTCGTCAGGCGTATGTTACTGGAGATGCCACTTCACCTCTTCGTAATGGACAAGTTGGAATGGTTGACCGTTTTAACGTGTTCCAAAGCAACATGGTATATACCCCAGCCGCTGGTTCTGACGCTGGATATACTCACGTTCTAGCGGGTCACCCTAAGGCTCTTTCTTTTGCGTCACAGTTCACTAACACTGAAACTGTTCGCATGGAAAGCACCTTCGGCGATCAAGTTCGTGGCTTAAAAGTGTATGGATCTAAGGTTGTAACTCCAGATGCACTTTGCGTAGGTAAGTGGACTTAATACTAGTCTGACCCATGAGGGGGAGGAAACTCCCCCTTTTTAGGAGTTTAAATGAAATCTGTAACAAAAAAAGACGAGATATTTGCTAAGGCAAAAGAAGACTTCGATGTAAAGCTTGATCGCAGGCTAACGCTTGCACAGCTAGAGGAACAGGTTAAACAGTTGGCCCGCAATAAAGCCAACCCGCCTCCCAAAGAAGAAGCCCTCGTCCCTAAACGAGTAAGGAATGTAATCACCGGAAATGAGTTTGATTACAATTCGCTTTTTAAAAATAACCCCGATTTACAAATAATCGAATGGGAGACGAACGATGGCAACAACTAAAGTTGTAGATATTTTAGATCGGGCTGGAATTATCCTTCAAGATAATACAAATGTTCGATTTCCAAATGAAGAGCTACTAAAGTTCTTTAATGACGCGCAGAAAGAAGTTGTACTGCATAGACCAGACGCGAAGATGGTCAATACCACCTTTGACTGCTCTTCCGGTAGTAAACAGACACTACCTTCAGCCGCGTTAAGGTTAATTGAGGTAGTCCGCAATGTAGGTGGGCGAGCTATTACACAAGTCCAGCGGCGCATACTTGACGAGACTTTACCTAACTGGCATGAGACGGCGGCTGGAACAAACAAGATTGAACATTTTGTTTATGATCCTGCCGACCCCAAGAATTTTTACGTTTACCCTAAAGCGGCAAGTGGAACTCACTCACTGGAGATAGTGTTTAGCTCATCTCCTTCAGAGATTGTCATTTCCAATTTCTCTTCAGACACAAGCGTAATCAGTGTAGATGATGTCTATGCTAACTGTTTGCTGGACTATGTCCTGTATCGCTCATATCAAAAAGATTCAGAGTTCGCTGGAAACGCTCAGAGAGCAATGATGCATTATCAGAGCTTTGCAAATGCTTTGGGTGTCAAGACTCAAGCAGATGGCGCAACAACGCCAGTCCCAACTAACTAAGGACTAAAGTCATGAAATATTCTGATTTTGCTGTGTACGTCCGACCTGAAGCTCAAGGTGCTCCTGACTTCGTTATCGAAAGAGCGGTCAGGGATTCGGTTATAGATTTCTGTGCAAGAACGGATATTTATATGCCGGAGCCTGAGTTTATAACGGTTATTTCTGGACTAAACGAGTACGCAGTTAGCTTGCCTACAGGCACCGAGCTAAATCATATTTTGGATATTTTTAAAGACAAGTCTGCATTAACGCCAATAAGCTACAACCAGTTATTGTTGAGATTAGGGGATGAGACCACTACAGGGTCACCCCAATATTACGCCCAACGAGATAATGCCGATTTCTATCTTGCTCCAATTCCCGCAAGCTCAGACTCTATTAGAGTTTTGTATAGCGTCAAACCAACCTCGTCCAGTACCAGTATTCCTGACACTGTAGGCAAGGAACATCGCGAGACAATTTCTCACGGCGCTTTATACAGGCTTCAAATGATGGCATCGCAACCTTGGTCAAACCCAAATGCGGCGGCTAATAACAGGCAGTTATTTGAGCGTAGTTTAGGCCGAGTCATTCGCCAAGTTAAATATGGATTTAGCGGCGGATCTTTAACAGCAAAATCGAGGGCATTTATCTAATGGCATACTTGACCACAATAGATTTAGTTCAAGGGGATCAGCTCCCTGAGATACAAATCATATTAAAAGACAGCAATACTGCGGCCTCTGGAGCTATTTTGGATGCCGATGATCCTACAACCTTTGCGGCTTTAGATCTGACGGGTGGTTCGGTTCGTATGCGAGTGCGGACGGTAGGTCAGACATCTTTAATAGACACCCTTATCGGAACGATAACTAACGCTTCGGGTGGCGTAGTCGTGTTCGTATTTGATTCAGATACGCTAGCCGCCAGCGGAGTCATCGAAGGTGAAATTGAATTTACGGACTCTTCTTCAAGAACACAGACCGTAATGGATTTAATCAAGTTTAAAGTTAGATCGCAGTTCGGTTAATAGATGGCTATCAGGGCGTCTATAAGTTTTAAGTCGATTGTAGCCAGTGCCTCGCACCGAAAGCTTGATCTAAATGCGTCCCTCCTTCCATCACTCGGTAATCAAATTTACTTTACCAAGATGGTGGGTGTCGCGCACTGGAAAAATCTAGTCTTAGCTGATATTCATGTAAACGCTTATCGGTCTGTTTTCTTTTACGCTGACTCATTTAGCTTTTCAGACTCGCAACAATTGTCCGTGAATAAAGGCGTTACTGATGCTGTAACTTTAGGCAGTCTTGATCCGGTATTTAGTGTAGGTTCTGTTAGGTCTGATAATCTAAACATTATCGACTCCACCATCGCCAGCCTTGGAAAGAACCTAACGAACACCGTGTCGTTTAACGAAGTGCAAACTTTTGTGACAGGTAAAGTCATTTCTGACACTCTAGGGTTCAGTGACAGTGTTCATACATTACTTACCTATATCCGGAGCTTTAGTCACGCAGTACCAATGACTGATAGTCTTAGCTTGCAGTCAGGAAAGACAGCCACTGATTCAATAACCTTACCGGATACAGTAGCTTTATCCCAAAATAAAGGGCTTTCAGATAGCGCATCCATCTCTGATGCGCCAGCAATAACCACTAGCAAGCCCCTGTCTCATCCTATTTATTTATACGGTAGTTTAGTCGCCACAAGACAGCCTTATAATTTTACGTTTAGCGATTCTGGT